CAAGCACTACGTGATGTATTATATCAAAATCAAGTTAATCCAATTACCTTTATTCCTGGTGTTGGTATTACTAACTTTGGTAATAAAACATTACAAGGTACATCATCAGCATTAGATCGTATCAACGTAGCTCGTTTAGTTTGCTATATGCGTGCCAGACTTGAGAAAATTGGTAAACAATATTTGTTTGAACCAAATGATCAAATCACACGTACTGAAATTAGCAACACAATTACAAGTTTACTAATTGATTTAGTGGCTAAACGTGGTGTTTACGACTATCTAGTGGTATGTGATACAACTAATAATACACCTACAACGATTGATCAAAATCAATTATGGGTTGATATTGCTATTGAACCAGTTAAGGCAGTGGAATTTATTTACATTCCATTACGTATTGAAAATACTGGATCGATTGCAGCACAGGCAGTAGCCTAAATAAATTGGGTAGGAAACTACCCAATTCATTTAACTAAATAAAGTATATCGGAGATTAACAAATGGCAACATCATCACTAACTAACATGACAGTTCCTCTAGGAATAAACGGTCAAAGTCCATCGACACAAGGCCTTTTAATGCCTAAGCTGGCATATCGTTATCGTGTTTTCTTTAATAACTTTGGTGTTAGTACTCCTACCACGGAATTAACTAAACAAGTTATGAAGTTTGATCGTCCTCATGTTCAATTTGAGGAAATTAAACTGCCAATTTATAACAGTACTGTTAAAATTGCTGGAAAACACAGCTGGCAAGATGTTACTTGCGATTTGCGCGATGATGCTGTTGGTAATGTAAGCCGTTTAGTTGGCGAGCAATTACAAAAGCAATTAGACTTTTTGGAACAAAGTTCTGCAACTGCTGCTAATACGTATAAATTTACTGTTACATTACAAGTATTAGATGGCGGCAATGGTATACAAGAAGCTGTTGTATTAGAGCAATGGAATATCTTAGGTTGCTATTTAAAAGATGTAAACTATAACTCAATGGATTATAATACATCAGAAGCTGTTAAAATTACAATGGCGATTACATATGATAATGCTATTCAGGTTAATGCACAATCTGGAGTACCAGTAGGCGTTGGTCAAGAGATTGGTCGTGCATTTGGAAGCCTTGCTACTGCTCCAGCAACAATATTAGGTCAGTAATTAAATGGGTACCGGCTATCAAGGCCAAGGCGGAGACCTACAGCAACCTGCTGTAGGTACTCTATTAAAAGACTACACACATGCTTCCAGAACTTTCTTAACCAACGGGTTTCAACTTACTCCGCGGTTAAAGTTTTTATATCATGTTTATTTCAATATTAACACAGGGCAAATTCCGCAATTACAAGCCGCTTACGGAAGTGGTACTGTAGAAACTCTCGGGTTGATGGTTAAAAGCATCGATTTGCCTAAATATAAAATTAATACTACAGTAATGAATCAGTACAATCGTAAACGTGTTGTACAAACTAAACTTAATTATGAACCATGCAGATTTACATTACATGATGATCAAGCTGATGTAATTCGTAATCTGTGGTATAACTATCTTACATATTACTATAAAGATCCAACACAAAAATACGATAATATAGCTAATCAAAGCGGTACATTGGGGTTGACTGAAGGCAAAAGTAACGGATTTAATTATAATGTTTCAGACATTTATAATCAATCTTTTCAAACTTCCGATTGGGGTTTTATAGGCGAAAGTTATGCAGACGGTGCTAACTCTGCTACTAATTCTAATGGTAAACCACCTTTTTTTAGAGATATTACTATATATGCATTGAGTCAAAAGAAATTTGCCGCATGGGTGTTAGTTAATCCCATTATTTCATCATGGAATGGTGATAGTTTCGATTATTCCGATGGCGCCGGTACCATGAAAGATGATGTTACTGTTGAATATGAAACTGTAAAATACTATTCCGGAGCCGTAGGCGGAGCTCAACCATCGTCATCAGTTAAAGGGTTCGCTGATCCTGCACACTATGATATCGAACCATCGAGCATTAGTCGCCCGGGCGCAACTAATTCTGTATTTGGTCAAACTGGCATTAAACCAGCTGTAGAAGGTTCCATACAAGATTTACAAGCACTTACTTCAGGTCAAGGCGGATTGCAAAACGTAATAGGCGGGGTTCAGCGACCTATGACCACTATCAACACATTTGAAAATCAAGATTTAATTGAACAGGTACAACCTGCATTACAAAAATCTGCTACACAAGCCGCATTAAATAGTACACCAAATGCCACTCGCGGAGCAGTTAATTCCGGCAACGGAATGGCATTTCCTAGGGCAGCTGGATATAATAATGCTAATGCGCCTGGTACAGTCGGCGAAGCATTAGCAAATGGTACGTTGACTAGTGAACAAGCACAAGCAGCAGCAGCCCGTGTAAATGCTCAAAATGCAGCATTTAGGGACGAAGAAGAAAACAAAGATTTTTAATAAGATAAAATTATGGCCAACATTAATTCTACTAATCCCAACATCGATTTAACAGTACAAATTTTTGATAGATTCTATAATTTTCAACAATCAGTGCCGGCACAAGAATACGATGTAGTTCGTAGTTATTTGATGTCAGTTTTTGGCACAACAGCACAGGCCAATAATTTTACCACTACTATGTTTCGTATAGCAGCAGCATCTGGCATTCCAGTTATGCAACTATTACAAGGCATAGAAGGCATGACTGGCCCTCAAATTACATTAAATTTTGCTTTTTATTTAAACACATTCCAAAGTCCGTCAACAATGTTGGGTATACAATCTCCTGTAACACCTAATTATTATATTGCACATAATATTAAACAATAATTATGTCAAGTTTCCGTCAAGGTTTATACGAAGTAAACAACGCACACAAATATGTAGGCAAAGGCAAACCTAGATATCGCAGTGGATGGGAAATGACTTTCATGCATTTCTGTGATAATAATGATAATGTAATAAATTGGGCTAGTGAACCTGTTAGAATTCCTTACCGACATCCTCTTACAGGCAAAATGACCATGTATGTGCCTGATTTCATTGTGGTATATCGTGGCCCAAACAATACTACTAAAGCTGAATTAATAGAAATAAAACCACGTAATCAAAGCGTAGTCGAATCAACTATGAAAGATAGCCAACGTGCTATTGTAGCAGTAAACTATTCTAAATGGTCAGCAGCTCAAAAATGGGCCAGACAAAATGGCCTAAGTTTTCGTGTAATCACAGAATCTGATATATTCTCGCAAGGACGCAAGAAGTAATTGCTATCCTCCAAAATACTGTAAATAACAGTATGACTAAACGATTAGAAGAAGTTTTTGGATTTGACCAACTTGACGATGCTCAAGATCCGCCTGTTGTTGAAAATATGACAGCAGAAGAAACGCGACATGCTATAGTACACATTGATGAAACGCTTGATAAAATTGACGATGCGTTGCCGGCTATTAGAGATTTAGCTGCATCAGATAAAGAATTAGATGAACTGTCTGATCTTGCTAAACAAAGTTATCAGGATCTAAGTGATCTTGCGTTTAATGTGGACAGTAGATATTCAGCTGAATTGTTTGCTGTTGCTAGTACAATGCTAAGTCATGCTTTAACAGCTAAAACAACCAAATTAAACAAAAAATTAAAAATGATTGATCTACAGCTTAGAAAACTAAAGTTGGATCAAGATGCAACTAAAAAATCTGGTGAGTTAAGTAACATTCCAACTGCACAAGGTCAAGTATTATCGCGTAATGATCTTCTTCAACGCTTGCTAGATGCTGGCTCACAAAAAGACAAATAGTATAAATATAATATAGGAATCAATCATGAAAAATTTTAAAGACTACTTAGCCGAAAGCGAAAGAACCTATAACTATCGTATCAAGATAGCGGGTGATTTACCATCGGGGTTTTACAATTTGTTAAAAAGTAAACTGGCACAGTTTGATCCATTGAAAATTGGCTCAGAAAAAACTACTCCAATACAAGCTAAACCTGCTGATTTTCCAGCATGTGAAAATGAAAAAGTTACTTGCATCGATGTTATGCTACGTTATCCTGCAATTGAGCCACAGATTAAACAAATAGCTCGTTTGATGGGATTCGATGAAAATAAAATTATTATGCAAACTTCAGTGTATGGCGATGACATTGCTGAATATCAGAAAAAACTTGAAGATCAACCAGAATCATTACTGGCCGATACTAACTATCCAGCTGATGATGCAGAACAAAAAGAATTAAAAGCAGATTATTCAGCTGATCCATACGACCATGCTGTGTTAAAAAATGCGTATCGTTCAAACTTTACTGTTGCAGGTGGAAAAACTAAGCCAGCAGAAACAACAAATGATTTTAAAACGGGTAATGTTAGCCCAATGACACACGCAGAAAAGCGTCCAGCAAGACCAGCCACTGGCGCAAAGACCAAAGGATAATAGTAATGAACCCATTTTACGCACTGAACAAGACATTAGATGATATTAGAAATGAGCCGACGCAAGAGCAAAAAGCACTTGTAGAAAGTCAAGCTCCTAAGAGTCCTGCTAAAAAGACACTTGAAGAGGCACTACGAACAGACTTACGTAGTTTGATGGAAGATGCTACTGGCGGAATGTCCGGCAGCAATACACTAGAAGGTTATCCGCCTGTGATGACACCATCTGATGAAAAATACAAACAAGCATTAGCTAGAGTGTATGGTCAACAAATATTACGTAATCCTAAGTTTCCAGACTTGCTTGCTAGATTAAAAAGAAGTACTCCAAACGAACGAGATTTAGATCTTATTATCAGAAATGGTACATTACCAAATCATCTTGAAGAAGCCGAGAAGTCATTAAGTCAAGCTGCTAAAACAGTTAAAAAAGGTGCGTTACATAAGCAAGAAGGTATTCCGCAAGACGAGAAAATTGGCAACAAGAAATTACAAAGTCTTAAGAAATCTGGTACGCCCCTAGAAAAGAAACGTGCTAACTTTGCGTTAAATATTCAAGGCAAGGGCAAGAAAAAAGTTAACGAATGGGGCGGTGATCCTAATGATCTATCTAATCCAAATTCTATGTGGCATCAAGGTGGCAAAGGTGCTCCTGATAGAGATCCAAAACAACACCATTACGAAATGATAGAATCTTGGTCCGATGCTGTACTTGACGCATTAGTTGATTACGGGTTCGAAATTCCTGTGCCTGAGCAACAAATAGATCAAGTAGCAGATAAAATTTCTAATGATTTAGATTGCCCAGTTGATATTGTTAAACACATTATAGTAGGGTCAAATGATCAATACATGCATGACAACAACGTAGATGAATGTG